CGGAATCGTTCCTATGGTATCAGTACCAGCAGGTTCAATGAAAGCACAAGTACCAGTTATGGGTGCAGTTGCGGCAACAGTTATTTCAGCAGAAGCATCAACAGGTGTTGATTTAGATTCTAAAGTTATGACAGACGCACAAAACCACATCTCATTACAACTTCACGCGGCACGCAGTGTTGTTAGAGATTTAGGTGGTGTATCAACAGCAGAAATAGGGCGTATCTTAGGTAACGCAGTAGCGAAATCAGTAGACACAACTGTAACTTCAGCAATGGGTTCATTAACAGAGCAAGAAATCACATCAGGTTCATTAGACCTTGCTGAGATTTTCGCGGCTGTAGCAACAATCCGTGGTGCTGGCGAAGGTGGCGAATTATTCGGTATCGTATCAACAGACGCTTACGCGGCTCTTATGGGCGATGTAGGTGGTTCAGCATTCGCTGGTGGTGATTTTCAAACAGCGGCTATGAGAAATGGTTTCTTCGGCAAGATTGCTGGTGTTAACTGTTTCGTATCTTCATACTTGAACAACACGCAAATCGCAGGAACACACAATCCTAAGATGGCTATCTTCTCTGGCGATGCTATGAGAGGCGCAATCTCTGGTGGTGTTAATGTAGAAGTTGAGCGTAGAGCAGCCGCAGTTGGTTTTGATGTTGTAGCATCAGCAGCCTTCGGTTGTGCGACTATTGACGCAACTCGTGGTGTTCTAATCATTGACGAATCATAATCCACAGTAGGACTATAATGAATGATGTGGGGGTTCGCTCCCACATCCTTAACAAAGGAGAATAACATATGGCAAATTACGCAACAGATAGTGATATCATAGATATAGTTCCAGACATCTTTGAGCATGGTGTGGCTTCTTTCACAAATGAGTTAACTAAAGCAACAGACACAGTTAACAAAAGACTGAAAGCGGATTGGTGGTCAGGTCATCCACAGAACTTTGATGACACAAAACTAAACGATGCACAATGGACAGAAGTAACTTTATACGCGGCATTAGCCTACTTTATCCTCCCTAGATTAAGTTCATTTCGTCCGGAAGATATCTTTATGGGTATGTCAGCATTCTATAGGGACCGCTATGAGGAGACTTATATGCGAGAACTTGAAACTGGCGTTGACTATGACACAGATGGTGATTCATCTTATGAAGATTCAGAAAAGACTTATACAAAGATGGATAGATTAACAAGATGAGTATCCGAGAAGACATCATTAAAGATATTGTACTGAAGTTGAATAACATCAATACAGTAAAAATGGGTGCTGTAACTCGGGAGCCTATGTTTCGTGACCAAACTGAGTTCTATGGATTAGCAAGAACAAACTTCCCACATGTTATTGTGACTGCCGGCAACGAAAGTCGCAATGATTTAACTATGGGTGGTTCAAGTATTATCAGAGAGGGTCTTATGACTGTTGAGATAGTTTCATTCGTTAAAGCGAGTGATAAAACTATTGACACAACAATTAACGACTTGATTGAGGCAATTGAAGAAATACTTGATGCTGATAGAACCAGAGGTGGCAAAGCAAAGGACACTCAACTTAAAGAAATCATTATGGGTGATAATTTAGAACATCCATATGGTACTTTCACATTAAATGTAGAAGTTAAATATATTTTCACAAGAGGAGCAACATAATGAAAAATGTTAAAATGGTAACCCCATGGGGCGAGATTAAAACTCGTATCCCAGAAAAAGATATTCCTTATCATATGAAAAATGGTTGGGAGTTGGTCGAAAAGAAAATTCAGGATAATCCTGTAAAGAAGAAGTCTGCTAAACCACAAGTTGAAACAGACACATTAACCCCTAATGAAGGAGAAGAATAATGGCAAGAGTAACTAAAGCCGGTATCGGTGGTGCTGTAAAAGTAGCCGTAGTCCCTGCGTCAGGTGATCCAGTATACCAAACAATTGCAGAAATGCGTTCTTGGTCTGTTGAAGAATCTGCGGACACTGTTGAAGACACAAATATGGGTTCAAGTGGAGTTCGTTCATACAAAACAACACTTAAAACTTGGACTGGTTCAGCAGATGTCTATATGGCATTTGATTTAGATGAAACTGCAACACCAGATGATTTGGATGAGCAGTTCACTGAAACAGAAGGCGGAATCGCATTATCAATTGGAACAGAATATCTATTCAAGTTCTATGTTGATGATGGTGATGACAGTTGGCAGTCATATGATGGTACAGGTATTGTAACTGGTATCAGTCGTTCAGTGGCATTTGATGGGATGGCAGAAATGTCACTTACCATTCAAGGCAACTCAGCGTTGACATAAGAAAAAAGCGAAATCCACGATGAGCGTGACAATGGAACTTAAAGGTGGTGACACCCTAAAGCAAAGGCTAAAGAAGGACTTACGAAAGTTAACTCTTCAAATGGCTGATGATTATAGGGATGCCCTAGAGGATAAAACACCTAAGTTGTCAGGTCATGCTAGTCGTGGATGGCGTATTAAAAAGCGTAAAGATGACGCTAAGATAACAAACAAAGTGCCTTATATCGGAAGACTTGAAAACGGTTGGAGTAGTAAAGCAAAGAATGGTATTACTAAAGAAGCGAAAGCAGTGGTTCAAGCAAAAAGAGAAAGAGGCGAATATAAAATGAATAAGAGAAGGAAATAACTATGACAGTATTAAGCAAGGCGAAACAGCATTTCAAAG